CCTAATCGTCACCCCAGCAAACTTGTCATTCCAGTGGCAACGGGAACTCAAGGACAAATTTAGGGAAAACTTCGAAGTGATTCGAAGTGATGTTCTTCGGGCGAACTACGGAACTAACCCGTGGCAGGACAAGAACCAGGTGATCACATCCGTCTCCTGGGTTTCACGAGTTGAGGACGCCAAAGAGTCGCTTCTCCGAAGCCACTGGGACCTGATCATCGTCGATGACTTCGGCCAGCACGCCGAGATCAAGGCCATGTCGATCCACGGCATCATCATCGAGGATATGGACTTGGCGAAACTGGCTCAGGTCGAGTTGATGCTGCACAACACGCGCGTCCAGCACGCCGCACAGCAACGCGCTCAGAACGACCCGGGACTTGCGCGGCGCAGCCCGTCAGTTCTTACGCCGATGCCGGGCGGAATGAATGGAATGGGTTGAGACGACGTGGTTCATCGTCTTCTATATGGCCGATGGATCAATCAAAGAATACGATCTTCGCGATTGGCGAACACCGTTACCGCGTTTCAGGTCACTTGTGCTTACCGTGACTTAGAGACTTGATCGCCGCCTCTGGGTCAACCTTAAGCAGCATCTGAAACATCTCAGCTTCTTTTTCTTGTTTCTTTCGAAACGCCTGAATCGCGGTCTCTTTGTTGGGAGCATCCGTGTTGTTGATGACGTATTCCCCATCGACAATGCCTCGTCCATTGAGCGCAAGGACCAACTGAGCGTTCTCATCGGCAAAAATCGGCGACGACGAGTGGCTATCGACCGTCACGCGCCAATCGTCGGACACATCCGACAGCAAGAACTTGGTTTCCTCGATATCCTTGATCGGATTGTCGGCCTTGGTCCAGTAGAACCGCTCGTCCTTCAGCTCCATGAGGGTTAGAGTGAGGTCCGCGGCGGCCGCACACTGCTGTTCGACCAGCAACGAACGGTCGCGCAGGTCCGGCGAAGCGGTTTTCATCAAGGTGTTGGCGTGCGAACCCGCACGCACACCCGGCTCGCCCTGGCCTTGCATGATCGGAGGGAATCCGAGGATCACGTTGATGGTTTCCATCAGCCATTTAACCATCGGCAGCAGTTGCTCGGGGAATTTCGGGGTCAAATCCTCGATTTTGGTGTTCGGCCCGAGGTTGGCGAAGCCCGACATGCGCGCTTGCGCATAAAGTTCGTCGGTCATGCCGTTTTCGCCAGAGAATCCAAGGAATTTATCGATCTGCAAGCCGACAAGACGCTTGGCATCGTCGCACCACGCCGACAAAAGCTGCTGCGGCTCGATCACATCAACCAATTCCGACCGTCCCCATATCCAGTCAGTCGTCTCGTTGGGCTGGATGATGCGATAGGGCTGCAAACGGCTGCCGGCGCCCAGCGCATTCTGCTTCTTCATCATCACATCGCGCTTCTCGACACGAGAAAACAGCGGCGTGATGAGGATATCAGGCATGATCATCTGAATCGTGATGTAATCGTGCTCGTCCTGCACCCACAATTCGTGAAACTCGACCACCTCGGCGGCGATCGTCGGTCCCATCAGCGCATAATTCGGATCGCTGTTGAGCTGCACGATGCCGCCAGGCACCGGGCTGACCATGCCTTGCACCCCAGTATTCAGTTGCGAGGTAGACAACACCTGATGGAAGAAGCTGTTCGGCTCAGAACCCGCGTCACCGCGGGCGGTGTGCGACTTGACCCGGTTGAAAAGTTCTTCAGCGTTGGGGAATTTCCAGATCTTCTGCCACACCTCGGGCATGGTGAGCGTCGTCGTCTCGCAAATGATCGGCTGCTCGTCGAGACCGCGATCCTCGCGGAACACACCGAGATTCCACGGCATCACCAGACGATCTTTGAGCACCAGATGGTCCTCGGAATCGCGCTCGGTCCACTGCTTGAGGAAGGCGGCGCCATATTTCAGCGACTCATAGGTGCCGCGACCGAAAGTGTTGCCGGTGCCGTTGCGCTCCCAGTTCAAGGTAAGCTGCTTCGCCACCTCCTGACCGCGCGCGTAGGTCACCGCGGCCTGCGGATGGTCGAAGCTCATGGCGAACTTAAGCTCGACCGGACTGAAAAGGTGTGCCGCTGTGCGCTTGAGGCTCGGCGCCATCATGTTCACGAGCGCCTTGGTGCCGTCGTACTTGCCGGTCTCGGTGATGGCATTGAGCAGCCGGTAATACGACTTGCGCATCCCGACGCTAACCCGGCATATCTCGATCCACTCATTGACTTGCGTGATGAGCTTTTGGTGGTCGGATGGAATGCCGCCAGGAATAGCCATGAAAACCCCTAATCAAGCCTAGCAAATTCACCCTGCAACGCCTTGGCAGCGGCACAAGCTACAACATAGGCTTCTTCGCGGGAAGCAAATGAACCTAAATGCCTAGACTTACCTTTGTGCTTAATAACAGCCATCCAATTTTTATTCTTTTTGTGCCACAATACCCTTCTTAATCCTGAAACGTTTTCCGTTCGTACTCGATTCAAATTATTTTCGGTGTGCGTAGCTTCTCTCAAATTTTCCCAGCGATTATCGTATGGATCGCTGTTTTTGTGATCGATGTACTCCTTTGGCCATTTACCTGTGACAACAGCCCAAATTATGCGATGAACTCGATACAGCCGCTGTTTTATCTTAACCATTGTATATTTGTTAGGACTATTGTAGCCGGCCTTTTTCCCAAGCAACACTTTTATCCTTGCTGGCGCCCAAGGCACTTTTTTCCACGTCAGGATTCCAGTTTCTGGATCGTAAGAAAAAGCCTCGCGCAAAAGCTTAGGCGACAGCTTTGCCTCTGCGGCTTTCATTCTTTTGAGAGAGTTATTCATCTGCCGAACCGCCCCTGGATTGCTTCCATGGCGCGCACGCCCGCGCGAGGTTGGATGCCTTGGATAATTTGGCCGTTAATGTTGACGGCGCCTGTGGCTGTGCTGGTCGTATCCGCTTGCCCGCCAAAACCTACCGGCATCCCGCGAGCTTTCAGCATGTCCATCTGCTTGGTCACCTCGTTAACCACGGGAATCGCCGCCACCTCGCCCGCTCGCGTATCCCGGATGTTCGTCACCTTGAGATGCGACATCTCCGACACCGGCACGCCAGCCATCTCCGCAGCGAGCTGCGCGCGGACGTTCGATGAATCTTCGAGCTGGCGGTAGCAATCATCGTTAGCCTTCATCGTCGCGCTGCGCAAGAAGGGCGCGGCAATGACGATTACGCCATCGGCATCTACTTCAGGCTCGCGCTTCTTGGCAACATAACCGCAACCTTTGAGCGGGCAGCGTTCGGGCAGATCGATGGCCGGGTCCCAAGGGAAAGGCTTGCGGCAGCCAGGGCAACGGATTTGAAATCTAGCCATGGCGCACGCGCCCTTTTTTAGCATCACAATACTGGCAACGATAGGCGTAGTTATATCCTACCCAAACCCACTTATGCCATCCAATGGAACAAAGAATATCTCGGATCATCGGCCGTACCGCCAATTCTGCCGCTGCTGAAACCGGTTTGCAGTTATCCGTTCCATCCGCTTCGCCTTAAAAAACTGGCTCAACTGATTCTGCTGGAACAGGTACACCTGATCGGTCAAGGTCAACCTCTGCCGCGCCGCTTCCGCGTCTCTCGTCCGGTTGGTATTGATCAACGTTCGCCTGACTTTTTCTTCCCAGCAGTGGACGGCAAAAGCCGAGGCCATCACCCGATCGTCCTGGCTCCCGCTCGGCACCCCGATGATATCGCCGTCGTCCTTGTCGCGCTCGACAACCCGCATTTCCTCGACGAGTTCATGCGATCGGATGCGGAACTTACTGGAATTGACCACATTCCGCAACTGCTCCAGCATCGAGCTTTTAGTCTGCCGGGTGGTCTTGATGTGATAATTAAAGCCTGATCCCATCGAGTCGGCGCGGTTATAAACGTAGGTTTTGACGTTGCGGAATACGTCTTGCAGCCCTTTTTCCTTGATTTCCTTCGGCTGGTAGCCGTTCTCCAGTTGGAATTTCAGGCTCTTGAGCGCGGTGAAAACCGCCATGCCGGGACCGTTTAGTTCGAGCGCGTAGCGTATCTCGGAGTCGGCGCCGCCGTACCAGCCCAGAAGCGAAGCTATTACCCAGGCGAGGTGCTCAGCCGAGATCAGCGGCCACGCATATTCAGCCACTTGATCGAGGCCATCAGCGTAACAACGACATACCTCGATGCAGGACCGCGCGTTGGACTCGGACGTGCCAAACGCAGGGTCGCAGGAAAGGACGTAGGAGGCGCCGTTGACCGGCGGCT